ATTGTACCACACTTTAGTAACGCAGTCAAGGGGCTTTACAGCAACAAAATAGGTGTGGTAAAATTACAACATGGAAGAAAAACTACAAAGATACTATGAAAATAGGTTTGACTTATTTTCTCATCCAGGTTGGCTTGATTTGATGGAAGATGCTCAACAATTGTTTGAAGCATACAACAAAGTCACCTCCATCACTGACTCAAACAACCTATTCTTTAAAAAAGGTCAACTAGACATCTTAGATTGGCTCCTGACACTCAAAGAAGTATCAGAAAAAGCCTATGAGGATTTAACGAATGAGGATTATAAATGATTTTCAATGCTCTGAAGGTCACACAACAGAGCATTTAGTTGAGTATACCCAGAACACTGTAGTTTGTCCTGTTTGCGGTAAAAGAGCACAAAGGCAATTAGCAGCACCGAGAAGTAAGCTAGAAGGTATTACTGGCTCATTCCCTGGTGCAGCAGATCGATGGGCTAAGGTACACGAACAGGCCGCTAAAGTAGCACAGTCTAAGTCCTACTACGAGGGATAACTTAGATTTTTTTAACATCCTAACAATTGGGTTTAACCCGACTAGGAGACGCAAATGGCTGAATTTGTAGATTCTGTTGATGACGAACAACAAGTTAATGAATTTCAAGCGGAGGAAGTAAAGCAAGCAACACCTACTCAGCATGAGATCCCTGACAAGTATAAGGGTAAATCTCTAGATGAGATCATAAGGATGCACCAAGAGGCTGAGAAGTTAATTGGTCGTCAAGCACAAGAGGTTGGTGAAGTTCGAAAACTTGCTGATGAGTTAATCAAGAGGCAAATCACTACCCCTAAGGTAGAAGCAAAAGAAGCTGTTGAAGAAGAGACTGATTTTTTTGCCGATCCTGTTAAGGCAGTTAACAAAGCAGTAGCTACGCATCCTGCTGTGCAGCAAGCTCAATTAGCAGCAGCACAGATGGCTCGTATGCAGACTGCGAACAGGCTAGCTCAATCACATCCAGATTATACACAGGTCATTGCTGATCCTGAGTTTGCTGAATGGGTTAAAGGCTCTAGTGTTCGCCAAAGGCTGTACGCAGCAGCAGATCAACAGTTTGACTTTGACTCTGCTAACGAACTACTCACTACGTTTAAGGAACTGAGAAAGATCAAACAGGAAACTGTTAATCAAGCTTCTCAACAACTCCAAGAACAGACGGAGAAGACACTTAAAGCTGCTACTGTAGCTCTTGATGGTGCTACTGGAGAAACGAGCAAGAAAATTTACCGTCGAAGCGATCTTATTCGGCTTCAAATGACAGATCCAGAGCGTTACCTAAACCTGCAACCAGAGATCATGCAGGCATACGCTGATGGACGTGTCCGTTAAACTTAATTTTAAAGGAAACTTAAAATGGCTGCTGTAACTTATCCTGGAGGTAGTTCCTCCATCGTTAACAAGACCAATGCTGATAAATTTATTCCAGAGATTTGGTCTGATGAAATCATCGCTGCCTACAAGAAGAATCTTGTTATGGCAAACCTTGTCAACAAGATGTCTATGCGTGGCAAGAAAGGTGATCTGCTTCATATTCCTAAGCCCACCCGTGGTGTAGCTGCTGCCAAAGCTGCGAACACTGCCGTTACCATTCAGGCTAACGTTGAAGACGAAGTGCAAGTTTCGATCAACAAGCACTACGAATACTCACGTTTGATTGAGGACATCGTTGAAGTGCAGGCATTGGCTTCCCTGCGCCGCTTCTACACCGAAGACGCTGGTTACGCTCTTGCTACGCAAGTAGATACTGACCTTGTTCGTATCGGTCGTCTCTTCAATGGTTCACACGCTGCTGGTGCAACTGGTGACTACTCTGTTACTGGTACAACCACTGCCTACATCGGTGGTGATGGTACGACTGCCTTCTCAGGCGGTGCTGGTGCTGGTAACGCTTCTGCACTGACTGATGCTGCTATCCGCCGTACTATCCAGCGTCTTGATGATGCTGATGTTCCTATGGATCAGCGTTACTTCCTCGTTCCTCCTGTTGCTCGTAACACCATGATGGGTCTTTCTCGTTTCACCGAGCAGGCTTTCGTTGGTGAGCAAGGCGGTAGCAACACCATCCGCAACGGTCAGATCGGTGATGTATACGGTGTTAAAGTGTTTGTTTCTACTAACGCTGACACAGCTTACAGCTCTTCTGGTACTGCTCCTCGTGCTTGCTTGATGTTCCACAAGGATGCAATGGTTCATGCAGAGCAGATGGCTGTTCGTTCACAGGCTCAGTACAAGCAAGAGTATCTCTCTACGCTGTACACTGCTGACACCCTTTACGGTGTTGCAGAGCTTCGTAACGATGCTGGTATCGCCCTCATTATCCCTGGTTGATAACATTAGGGGCCTAATCAGCCCCTCTAACTAAGGAGATAATTATGGCTGCTACTTCTGTTGTTTCTCGTCGTGGTACAGATCAGTTTCGTGGTCTATTCAGTGATACTTGGTCAGTGACAGCTACGCTGGACTTGGCCTCGGTTGCTGATGCTGAAACACAAGTTGATACTGTTACGGTTCCTGGTGTTGCTCTTGGTGATGTTGTTCTTGGTGTTTCGTTCGGTGTCGATGTTGCTGGGCTCAGTATTACTGCTGATGTCACGGCTGCTGATACGGTAACGATTGCTGCTAACAACAATACTGGTGGTGCTGTTAACTTAGCATCCACTACGATCAAGATTGCTGTAGCTAGGTTCGTATAAAAAGGAGGGGCTTTGTAGCCCCTTCAACATATAGAGGTCATTATGGTTTACTTTAGATGTAAGTGGTCCAACAATGTAATTGGTGTTGAGGTTGAATATGATGTAGCACAGATGCGTAAGCATCCTGACTATGATGAAGTAGAAGAAGAAGAAGAAAAGAAAGAAGAAACTGAAAAGGCTACTAAGGTAAAGAAATCTAAAGAGGATTAGAAATGTCTAACTATACGAAGACAACCAACTTTACTGCCAAAGATTCTCTACCATCAGGTAATGCTGGAAAGATTGTCAAAGGTTCTGACTTTGACACTGAGTTTGACAACATTGCAACTGCTATCTCTACTAAGCAGGATTCTTCTTCGCTTGGTACGATAGCAACACAGAATGCTAGTAACGTAACCATCACTGGCGGTACGATGAGTGGTATGACATCGATTGCTGATGCTGATGGTAATGTTCGTGGTATTCAGAAGTCTGGTTCTACAAAGACATCTTCGTATACGTTAGTAGCAGCAGATGCTGGTAACTTCATTCAAGTAGAATCTGGTGGTTCTATCATAGTTCCAACATCCGTATTCACTGCTGGTGATAGTGTTATCATCTTTAACAACACCACAGGTGATATGACAATTACTTGTAGTGCTGTTACTGCTTATGTTGGCGGTATCAGTTCTGCAAAGACTTCAGCAACAGTAGCTACCAGAGGTATTGCTACGATCTTGTTCGTAACCTCGTCACTTGCTGTGATTGTAGGTAACGTAAAATGACAGCCCTTCCTGCCTTCCTAGGCTCTGGTGGTTTAAAACAAGGACAACAAGCCTACACAACTGCTGGTACATACACGTTTGTTCCTCCTCCTGGTGTTGAATCAATCTGTGTTGTTTGTATTGGTGCAGGTGGGGGTGGGTCCAGAAATAAGGGTGCTGGTGCTGGAGGTGGTTTAGGATACAAGAATAACATTACCGTTGTTCCAGGTAACTCTTACACAGTTGTTGTTGGTGCTGCTGGTGTAGGATCTAATTCAGGTAACGGAACTGCTGGAGGCGATAGTTACTTTGTTAATACATCAACCTGTGCTGGTTATGGTGGTGGTGCTGGTGTAGTTGATACAACATCTACAGGTGGTGGTTATGTTGGCGATGGTGGTGGTAATGGTGGTAATGGAGTCTTAGGTGGAGGTGGAGCTGGAGGCTATTCAGGCAATGGTGGTGATGGTGGTTATAATTATCTAATAAACGGTACTAATGGCTCTGGTGGTGGTGCTGGTGGTGGAGGAGGCGGTACAACCTCTGGTGGTGGTTCTGGGGGTGGAGGTGGTACAGGAATCCTAGGTGAAGGATCATCCGGTACAGGCGGTAGCGGTACAGCAGGTGGTACAGGTGGTTCTGGAGGAGCTACAGGAGGCACTTCATCAGTATCAGCATCAGGTGCTGGTGGTGCTTATGGTGGTGGTGGAGCAACCGGAGAATATCCTAACTATCAACCATATTTAGGTGGTAATGGTGCTGTAGGTGCAGTAAGAATTATATGGGGAGCAGGACGTTCATTCCCGTCAACTAATACCGGAGATGTGTGATGGCTCTCCAAGCAGACGAACACGTAAAACAAGTTGGTGATGCTTTATCAATCATCACTGTTGTAGGTACATTAGCTGAATTACTGCCTGCAATGGCTGCTGTCCTCACCATTGTCTGGACTGCAATCAGGATATGGGAAACAGATACAGTACAAATGATCTTTGGAAGGAAGAAAGATGAAACAAAAACCAAAGAAGATTGAGAAAGTTATGCGTGAGTACAAAGAAGGTACTCTGCATAGCGGTAAAGGTGGTCCTGTAGTTAAGTCACGTAAGCAAGCAGTTGCCATTGCCTTATCAGAGGCTGGTATGACTAAGAAGAAAGGAAAGAAATAATGAAACCATGTCCAGGATGTCCTACACCAGCTAAGTGCAAGAAAGCTGGTAAGTGTATGATGAAAGCCAAAGAAGCAAAGAGAACAAAGTGAAACCAGGACTATACGCTAACATCAACGCCAAGC